AAATGTCATTCCTTCGCCCACAAGCGTTTCACGGCTTAGCGCATCAATCATTCCGCGATCAGCGTTAGCCAATGCATTAACAACCTGTGTGCTTTGTGGTGTTGGCACCATTCCGGGTGCTGTGCCAGTCGTATTATCGGCGGCCTTGATGTATTGGCGTGAATCTTCATCATGAAGAATTGTTGCCTTTAAATAGTGCTCAAGGTATGAAACCTTTGACACAATTGGTGATCGTGGAGCTGTGTAATAGGCAGGTCGTGATGCCTGTACAGCCTCAGCTGGAGCCTCTACCGGTTCAACGGCAGGAGCGGTGTTTTCGGTAGTGTTATCCACTTTGTCTCCTTCATTTGGGTTTGATGTCTCTGCAACTATTTCAGTTTCAGAATCTTCTGATGCTGCTACTTCTGAAACGCGTGCAGATCGCACGGCTGGTTCAGTAACGAGTGCCACGCCTTTTAGCTGGCCATTTAAAACTTTCATGGTGCCATCTTTTTGCATTTCATAATTATCAACAGCCAATTCAATGCTGAATCCATCGCGTAAGCCTTCCATTGCCTCTGTAAGCGCATCGGTGCCAGCTGTGGTGTTAGCAATCTTAAAAGTCGCTGTCATTTCCTTATCATTCACACTCATGGCAATGCTCTTTCCAATTCGGCGTGTATTGTCATGTTCAAGGTTTAAAAAAACATCTTGAGGCACAATTGATCCACGAGCAAAAGTGACCTTGCCTGTGCTGGCATTTGCTTGCTCGTTGAATGCAACTATGCGACCGGTGATTGTTCTTGAATCAGAATCAGCTGCCGTGATTTCCATCGGTGTTGTTAGCTTCATGAGATCATATCCTCCATTTGTCTAATTTCATCGGTAGTGATTGCTCCGATGTCAAATAAAATCTTGTAAATCTCTGCACGCTCTCTTTCTGATCCGCGCAAATAAGCCTTTAAATCAAATTCAACGCGCTGTGTTGATGGCGTAAAATCTGGCATTGAAAGCCGGCTGGTCAAGCTGTTCATCAACGGGAGCAGCGAAAAATCCAAAAGAGTTTGACGCGCCGTTTGGGCGTTTTGATAGGTCATGGATGATCCAGTCGGCGCATCAATAAAGTAAGCCGGAATTCCCACGGCGCGTGCAAGCTCGGTTGCAATTATTTCGCGTGCGGCGTTTAGGCCAATTTGCTCTGGTGTAAAGCCAACAGTTTCCATTGTGATGTCCGCATTAAGGAATGCGGTTCCGCGGTTTCTTCTTGCTGCCCCCCAAGCATCAAGCAATTTTGCAATTCGGTCAGCTGGCAATGCTGTGCCATTAGATTTTAAAACCATTGATGGCACAGGTTCGCGTGCATACATTGCAGCTGCTCGCTCGAGCTCTGCACCAGCACGAATTGTGCGACCGGCTCGATTTAACAAACCTTCATCATTGCCATAAAACACAACAAGCGATCCCACACCAGTATCTGGCACTTGCATTCCATCAACTGTGTAATACTCAATCTGCGTGCCTTTATCGTTCAAGAAAACACCAACACGATTGGGAGCAACGCGCCACATTTCTCTTACTCTAAATGTGTCGGCAAAAAGCGACATTACCTGAAAGTATGAAAATCCCGTGAATAATAAATCCTCGCACGCCCATACCCAACTAACAGCCCCCGGCACTCTGCGATCTGGATCATCAATGACAATTGGCTGGTCAATAATTGTGCCGGTAGCTTTATCGCGCGTGATAAGCGGAATTGTTGCAATGGAATTACAGATCATGTTTCTAGCTCGAGCAATAGCTGGAACACTCATTGCTTCTTCGCGGGTTGCTAAATAATCAGCCCCACCAAATGGGTAAAACGCATCGAGTGTTGGAGCTGGCCCAATTTGTGCAGCAACATCAGCACCGCGCGATGGCGCGACTGTTTCAATGGTGCGTTTGCGGTCAAATAATCCCATGCACCCATTTTCTCAAAATGTCAAGCATCAACCCACTAAAATGTCTATTTCGGTTTCTGGGCGTGTCGCGAAGTGCGTGCATAATGCGGCGGCCACAGCGGCGGCCACAGCCGTGCCGCTGGCACGCCTTCCAATAACCCAACCGCCATCGCCTTTACGCAATCGCACAGCTGAAAGCATTTGTTCTGTAAGTGAGCTCTGATTTCTATGTTTTAGTCTCTGTGAATTTATCGCGCCCAAAAGTTCGTCACACGCTTGCGGATAAGCCGAATCCATATCATGGATTGGAATGCCGGCTGGCACCATACGCGCCGCAATGGCCCCCGTTGTGCGCCGTGAGTAAAGCAAATACTCAATAGGATATTTGCGGCAATAAGCCGCTGCATCATTTGCAATTGCGCGATCATCCAACTGAATCGTGTTTTCCCATGTGTGGAGTAGCTTTATCACAAAAGTTTCTGATCCGAGCTTTTGCGCCCCCACTAATGCTGCATTTCTACGATCCGGTGAAATATCAATTGCCATCCATGTCAGCTTGTCAATATCAAGGTCAATAGTTTCATCTCCACAGGCTTGCCACTCTTTGGCCCCAATAACGCTGGATATTGTTTGAACCCAACGATTCAAAACCTCGGTTTGAACCACATCGGCAGGATCATTGAAAACGGCTCGGATATTGTCTGGGTGAATTGTTATGTTGAGGCCCGGATTTGCAAAAGCCGCGTTTTCTAAAGAGATTTCATCAGTCGGTGCCGACCATTCAAAATAACCGACATTATCGGAAGCACCGCTAGCTGCCGCCAATCCGCGCTCGCGTAATTGGTTGAGCACAATGCTGTGACTATCACCGGCCGTGGAAAAGCAATTGACCTGTGGATTTTTGGCAGCCATCAATGTGTATCGCATTGCGGCAAATGTTTCCATGTCGTGCAGCTCTCGTATTTCATCCATGTGGATGCTTTCGGGTTTTGATAAACCTCGAGCCGCTGATCCACCGGCTTTGATGATAAAACGCGATCCTTCCAAGGTTTCTATCTCCTCGGCCCCATGTTGCCACCTAATTCGCTTAACCCGTTTAGCCAAATCATCATGGCTTTCCACAATCTGCACAATCGCCCGAAATTGCTCAAGCGATGTCACTAGCCGGTGAGCTGTCGAGACTTGCAACGATTCTTCCCAATGAAATAAACCCATCAAGATTCTGGCCATCATGTAAGTGCTCTTGCCATTTTGGCGTGCCACAGTCGCAACCGAAATTGGATGATGATAGCGGCCATCGGGTTTTACCTTGAGAGAATGCTCGGCCAAAAACTTTTGCCATGGCATAAAGCCGCCTTCAATGATCTGTGCAGCAAAATCAATGAGTTCAAAGCCGCGTGTAGGCAAATCATTGAGCGGTGAGTGAATTCTAGGCTCTGTCACCGGTTCAAAAACCGATTGCAGCCTATCTGAGACGATTTCAACCGGCATAGGTTCAACTATGACCTGACCATCACTATTCATGGCTTTGGCTGTCGTTTTCGGGTACAAAGAAGCCCCGGGTAAGCATGGTTGTGGAAACCGGCTCAAAAAAATCAAACGGCATCTTCTTTCCTTTTGATGTGTTGCATTTTACGCATGCACAGACCAAATTGGACTCATTATCGTCACCGCCCCGAGCAACCGGCAAGACATGATCCACAGTCGTGGCACCTTCTACCCCACAGTAGGCACAAATGCCTTGATCTCTGGCAATGATGCGCTTTCGTATTTGCTTCCATTTAGAGCTGTTACCTGCTCTTTGAGAGTGATAAGACACTAATGCCACCCATGCTTCTTCCAATGTGTCAATGCACCATCGCAAATCTTGCCTGAATATCTGTGCTGGATATAACGCAATGACCAGTCAATCATTCGATACCCATCAAGGTTGCGATACTTAGTGTTGCGCATTTGGCCAAGCCCAAAGTGATTGCCATTGGGATTGATAGCTTCTACACGCCAATTGCTTTCCTTGGTTATCAATGTGTTAAAGCATTGAAACTCTTTGTAGTTAATGATCCTTGAATGTGCATAAAGCTTTAATGAATCAATTGATGCTTGTTTAACATCTTTTGTTGCATGTGCCGGTGTAATGCCAATTACACAAAGCACGCCCCAAATCATCAAACATCGGCTGCGAGCTATCCGGCTAACCGGCTCGCTACCTCGTGTAGATGGTAATGATGATGTCAAGAACCCCGCGTGATTTTGGGCGAGCCCCACAGCTTTCACACACCTGTGCATAACACCTGTGGATAACTTTCTCATTGGCTTAACTCAGCAATTCGACCATCATCCACAATCTTAATGCCAAATGTGCCGCATCCCATGCATTGTGCAAACCACTCATGCTCTGTTAATTCGGCACCTTTCTTTAACCCAAAGCGTTGCTTAGGTTTTCCGTACAGCTTCTTGCAAATAGCGCAATCAAATTGCAGGATGTGCATAGTTGCTCCTTATCAATGTTTCAATGGGTTGCAGATTAACCTGTGGCACAGTCCAATTGTTTTGGCTGGTGTTTTTATATCGCGGCTTTTTGGCCACAGCTACCGGCATCCAGCCGACAATGTGCATTTTTGGTGTGTTGCCTACAACTAGCACCGCAATGTCACGATCTTCTCGGTCGCTCTCCTGTATCCACAAATTGCTGTTGGGATTAGCTGACCATTTGACCTCAATGTGTTCGCCCACATCGGCCTTTGATTTATCCCATGTGATGCCAGGTTGATAGTCATAACCTAATCGCTTGGCCACCACCATCTCAGCCAACATTGATTCGCCCATTTGTGCCACATACTCGAACCATGAAAGGTTTTTGACGATGCGTGAGCTGTGGTCGGCTGATTTGTCATGGCAATGTGATATGGCTGCAATCATGCATTGCACCTCCTCAATGCGATCTATCATCGGCAATCACCACAAAACCAAATGATGTTTTCGGTGCGGTCATAGCCTTTTTGGTAGCCAAATTGATCTAATCGCCTTAGCTGTGAGCATTTGTCACATTGCTCAATTTTGTATTCTTCGACCAGCACACCATTGCGTAGCAATTTGGCTGTCATGCTCTGTGGATGGATGATTTCAATGTAATCGCTCATTTGACCGACATCCAAATCATTGCCATCAATAGCACTATTTGAACAATCAACAGGCTTATAATTAATCGTTTTTTTGTCATAATTAAACCTGCGGCTTAAATGTGCCATCGCTGGTAAGCACATACCAAAGCGGTTTGCATTGCTTTTCTTTGATTTTCTCGCTGCAAAAGTATCCGGCCCATGGCTTTGGTGCATCGGGTTTGCTTTGATTCCATCGCATTGATCCATGTGAGCAACCCGGCACAGTCTCAGCTGTCCAAGCTGTGTCTTTGACTTCTTCGGCTTCTTCTCTGGTCTGATAGCTTGGCACATCGCCAAATTTTGTCGCCCAATAGTCATAATCCATTGCCTTTGGTGATTTCCTATTGACCTGCGCCATAATCTCCTGTGTGGCCTTCTCCGTGCCACCCATGACCAAAGCCATCACGCGCATTAAAGCTGAGGTGCAAGTATCTTCAACCATCCAACGCCTCATTTTCTCGCTGTAAGCTGCAAGAAAGCCATGGGCATAATCAATGCCGGCAGGATCAATCTCTGTTTGATTGCGCCATGCTTTAGCTTGCACCAGCACATAGCCTTTTTCGGCATTAAATTCCACAATGTGCGTTTCAAGCCGGCCTTGCGGATATGTGGCAATCCAGCGATCTGTGCGCTCTTTGTTGCCTTCGTAATTATCCATGAACGCCATTAGCGCACCGCCTGACCTGATGCATGGCGGCCCACGGCTTTGCCTCGCTGATAGCCATCTTTGTGGCCTTCTTTGTATCCAATCGCATAGCTGCAAATAGCCCACAAAATGCAAGCCAGCACCATAAATATAAACACACCAATTTCACCTGATGTCATTTTTTGCTCCCGTTTCTGGGAGCCGTGTCTCAGCTCCCAAATACAGAGTGACAGGCATAGCCGACAAATTCAAGAATCACGCTCAAATCATGGCGTGTCGCTACCATCCAAACGCCGTTCAATAGTTTTTTCATATTCTGATTTTGGTTTGTCTTTAAGGCCATTTGATGCCAACACACCACCCAATGAACCAGTAAGAAAGATTGCCAAAGTTTTTAGCAAATCAATAAAAGCTGCATCGTTTGGAGATTGATTGCCAATGGGTTGAGTTACAAAAATCAATGCGTAGGTGATGCCTAGAGTTACAATCAGAAAGACAATGGCCAAAACCGAGCCAATTAGAAACATAAGCCGTGCTTTAATATCCTCTTGGCTTAATCTCTCCTTATTTTTGGAGGCCATCACCAATCACATCCTCGGTGCAGGTGCCAGTGACTTGGCATTGTGGCTTTTGACATTCCGGGTTTTTCCAATTCTCAAATTCTTGGCATGGATACCTGACCCATCCATCATAACCACACCCGGCAAGGCTTAGCGATAAGCTCAAAGCTAAACCTGCCGCGAGTAGCTTTAAAATCACTTTCCAGTTGATCCAAATGCTTTGTCAGCTGGATTCAGCCAGCGCAAAATGACAGGCACAACAGCTGCCACGCCACCCATTGCTATTTGCTTCCAGTCTCCACCAGCCATGTAGACGGCCAATGCAGCTGCGATGTATGAGCGAGCCCATGATGCTGCAATTGCTTTTGCTTTATCCATTATTTTTCTCCTTTTGGTCGGTCGGGCAGATCACCCGAAAACGGGCCATAAGTTGGTCGGCCGTAACCAACAACAAATGACCTTGCTCCCAAAGTTCTTGATTTCACCATAACCTCGCCACCATTGCGCTGATCGCCACCGCCTGATGTGTTGCCTTCAATGGTCACGATTTGTTTGTCTGAAACCCGGATTACCAAGCCAATGTGATTGATTGTCGTTTTGTCATCGATAATGAAATCAAAGAAAACAAAATCACCAATCTTTGGTGTCTCGTGCCATTTTCTCATTTTCTTAAAAGCATCAGCTCCAGCTCGTGTGCTCACCACATTTGGCACATCCACACCGGCTTGATCTGCACACCAATTAAGAAACGACCCACACCATGGCAGCTTGTCGGCTTTCATGTGCTTTCCATACTTCGTTTCATTGTTGCCTGTTTCAGCTGTGCCGACTTCGGCCAACGCAACCTGAATCAAACGCGGCAATGTGCCTTGTGGAAATGTCACAATCCCAAAGCTCTCAAATCATCTGATGTCAATCCAAGCGTGGCCAATTTTGCTTCGGCAGCTTCTTTTGCTGCAATTGCAGCTGATTTTGCTTTTTGTTCTGCCATCACATTTGCTTGATCTGCCTCATACTCGGTAAATTCAGCATCAGTCATTTCTCTGTCGATAAATTCGTTTGTTTCAATGTCATGTATTCGAATCATTGGTTTCATTATTTCACTCCGTACAAATAGGCTGTTCCTGCGCTTAAATTTCCACCGGTCATTGATAAGACGAGCGATGTTATCGCCCCCACTTCGTATTTAACCCCACCAAACTCAGTTTTGTTTCCGCCACCACCATCCAAAAAACCGCCATAATAACTTGCCGATTTTCTACTTTGAGAACTTGCGTATCGTGGAAAATTCCAAACCAATTGACTTGATGCGGTGCCGTTGTTCAAAGCAGTATAAGTACGAATGTAACCTTGATTTCCTTGTGTTCCTGTTGATCCACCGCCCGAGTATTCAACGATCACATTGTCGCTTGATGTTGTGTTTCCGTTTGGTGCAACTCTAAAATAACCACCTGTTGCCGCTTGTGCGCCTTCAACAATCAACAACAATTGATTGTAAGTTTGAGGAATTGAGCTGAGAGTTACTGTTGCACCACTTAATGATGTTGTGCTAATTAAAGTCATTCCACCGCTTGCAGGTGCCGACCATTTCAAACCTGTTGCCGTTGTTGAATCAGCTGTTAAAACTGTGTCATTCGCACCGACTGTCAAATTATCAAAAGTCTGTGATCCTGTACCTGCTATCAAATCTCCTTTGGCCGCAATTTCCGTTGCCATTGAATTTGTAATAGTGACCGCGCCTGATGTTCCACCGCCTGAAATACCTGTGCCAGCTGTGACGGCTGTGATGTCACCAACATCATTTGTAACCCACACAAAATCCATGTTGGTGTTTGAATTTTTTGCAAGAATTTGCCCGGTTGTGCCACCTAAAAGATCGGCCATGGCTGTATCAACAGCTTGACCAAATACCTCAAAATCGGCTGGCAAATCCGTGACCAAATCTGTGGCCGTTGGCATTTGCCATCCATAATTGCTCGTTGGATTTGTCATGTTTTCTCCTTACGCCACA